GTGGAGCCGGTAAGGCGCCGCGCTGCGCTGGCTGGTGATCGGGCGACCGCTCTTCATCCGGATTACTCCTCCGGCTGAAACAGCGGTGCCGAGAGCATCGACACGCGTAACACCGGCGCCTCGTGCGGCAGCTTGATCAGCGAGCCGGGCGGCGTGCCCGTATACGGCTGCGCGTGCATGACGACGCACCACAGGTCTTTCGCGTCACGCACGTCGATCTGCTCGTGCGAAAGCAGCGCGAGAACGCGGTTGCGATCGGGTGTGGCGAGGAACAGATCGCCGGGCTTCATGTGGTGCAGGCGCAGCGCGCGCGCCTGGTTGCTGGCGGAGCGGACCGGCACGCGCTGGTGCTGGGTGTGGAGCTGGGCCTGGGGGGCTGCGGTAGACATGTGACGCTTCTCCTGGTTTGGGGGCTTGCGGGTTTCAGGCGCTAGGGCGTATCCGGCGGCGCCTGCGCGCCGGTGCTGGAACGTTTCACGTAACAAAGCGAGCACGAGTTCTTCGTGTCATCGGGAAAGTGCGGGCATCCGAAGCCTTTGTTTTTCCATGCCTCGATCTGATGCGTCGTCATTCCTACGGTGCCGACAAACTCTGGATTCAGATCGCTGAGGCAGTCGTCGATCAGGCGGCGGAAGCCAAGCAGCGTTTCGCGCACGGTCTTGCCGCTAGGGGGGAATTCAATGTTGAAGCTGCCTTCGCAGCGCGGACGGCTGTCGAGCAGAGGGAGTTCGATGCCTACTGCGACGACGGGCGTTGTTCCAGCTTCAATCTGGCCCTTCGATCGCGGGGTGATCGGTTCGGCGGCGGGATTGGTCCGCTCGTGAAACGCGAACGCCTGCACGGGCCACAGGAGCGTGCAGATCGTCTCGCCGGACACGGAGCACTGCGTACCGGGCTTGCGATAGCCGGGTTCTTTCTCACCGGATCGGCAACCAACCACCACGACGAAGACCTCGGGGTGTGAGGGTGGCCGGTGCGACGGCGGTGGAACGCGCATCACCGGTGGAAGCAAGACCATGCACACGCATTCGTGCAGATAGCCTGCGCGGATATGCACGAATTCGCCCTGCTTAGCGCCGGCGAGCGGCATGAAATTGGACGTCGTGAAACTCACTTGCATGGGGGCCTCTACTTCACCGCGACCAAGCGCGGCGCTTCGATGAATGCCGGCGGCGCGCCGGCTGCGGAAAGTTGCTGGATGCGTTCGACCAGGCCGTCGAGCTGCTCGGGCTGCACGCCATCGGGAAACCACGCCTGCACCGCTTCGCGCTCGGCCTGCGCGAGAGGGCGTCCAAGGCGGGCGCGCAGATCCTTCAGCGCTTCAACGAGGTCGAGCGGCTTTAGATCGATATGCACGGTGTTCGGCAGATAGATCTCGGTGCCGTGGCGCAGCATGTGCGCGGGCAGATCGGCGGCGCGATCGTCGATGTGCTTCATTGGATCGACGGCTCCATCCATAGCGATACGTCCTTCCTTGCGCGCCTTCTCGGCCGCACGCGGATCAGTGCTGCCCCAAAGACGCTCGGAGATCTGCTTGCGTGATTCGTCGATGGCGGTGTCGGCCGTGCGGCCGTAGCGTTCGCCGATGACGATTGCGTCGTGATAGAAGCCGGCCTCGCCGCGCGAGCGCACCTTGCACTCAATGAAGCGTTCGGTATTGGCGGCGTCGCGCATGATCACGTAAATGTTCGGCGCGGCGTAAGGGCTCACGATCACCTGCAGCTTGTCGCCGCTGCACACGTGCTCGATGTGGCTCACGTCATAATCCGCGCGCTCGTAACCGCGCGGCTTGAAGCTGATCGTCATGTCGCCATTGACCTCGCGCCATTCGGGCTTCGTCGTCAGCAATGCCTCGCACGTTGAGCGCGGTGGGCAGCGGCGAATATGGCCGCCTGCATGGCCGGACCACAGGCCCCAGCGCGAGTGGCCGTGGCGTGTGTGTTTTTCCGTCGAATTGAAATCGCGCGACCACTTGTCAGCCATCGCATTGAGCTGAGCGAGGTTGTCGATACGCTGATATGCGAGCAACGCCTCGAACCGGCGCTCGACGATGTTGTTTGCGCACTCCACCTGGCCCTTGGCGCGCGGATTGCCCGGCAGGTGCGCCCAGGCGCGCACGCTGAGCTGGCGTAACAGGTTCTGCACGCCATGCGCCATGTTCGCGCTACCGGCATCCCAGACGAGCTGCTCGGGCACGCCATGCACGACAAAGTCGTCGCGCTGCGTCATCGCTTCGACGAGCACCTCGAACAGCCCTACTTCGGTCTCGCCCGCGGCTTGTACGTAGCGCACGTGGATCGCGCCGCTATAGTGATCCGTGAGCACATAGCGCAGGACGCGCTCTCGGTTGTGGCGAGCAAGGTTCTCCGGTTTCTTCTCGTTGAACGTGCGCTCGTCCAGCGCCTGCAGGGGCTTGGCGCATGGCAGGTAATACAGCACACACAGGGAAGGGTCGAATTGCCAGCAATGGTTCGGATACAGCGACTGCATCGACTCATGCGGTGACGGGCGCGCGACCTGGCCAGGATGGCAGCGGTAGCGCAGCATCAGGCGCTGCATCGTAGTCGGCGACACGCGCGTGGAAAGCAAGCCATTGGCGACGGCGATGTCGATCGCGTCGCGGATGATCATGATGCGCTTGCCGTTGAAGCGGCCGGCGCCGAGCAGCGCGGCGACTTCGCGCACTTCGGTTTCACTCACGCGACTGTCGCCCTTGTCGGCGCGTAGTGCCTTGCCGCTGCGGTAACCCGCACCGCGCAGCTTTGTATACAAAGTCTGCTCACTGACGCCGAGGAAGGCCGCGGCCTCGCGCGCAATGGCGCCCTTGCCGCCATGTCCTGCGGTGCGCAACCGGTCGACCGTGCGCGTGAGGTATTCCACTTCCGCTAGTTCTCCCAGCTCCATCCCCACTTCCCCGATTCGTTTTGGTTATTCGCCGAGGGCGTCGGCGATGCGATCGCGCCAGTGCGTCAATGACGTTCTGGCGTTGTTTAGGGATTCGGCGAGCAGGGGGCTGATCGGTTCGCCGGCTTTTTCGAACAACAAATTCGCCTTCGTCACAATCTCGCCGAGTTCTAGAAGGTTCGCGCCGACATCGACGGCGATGCGATTGATCGCGGCGATCATCGGCTTGGCTTGCTCTGTGAGCGTGTCGGCATCGCGACCGCCGAGCTGCACGCGCAAATCGATGATTTCGCGGCGCGCCTCCTTAGCCGCGTCTTCGAGGGCGCCGATTTTCTTGTCGAGTTTTTCGGCCGACTTGTCCTTCTTGTCGAGCAGTTTGCGAATGTCACCGCGCGACATCGAGTAGGCGGCGTGGTCTTCGTTGTTGGCGACTTCCTCGATGTCCTCGTTCGAGGCGCCGAGAAATTCAAAGGCATTGCTGATGCCGAGCCGGGCGGCCATCAGCTTGCGCTGCTCGCTGCTGCCAAAGCGCTTGGCAAGCGCCATGTAACGTTGCGCGCTGCGAGCAGGCAGGCCGTGATGCTGCAGGAACTGCAGCCACGTGCCGGGCAGCTCATTCGCCTTTACCAGGGACAGTGCGCGACCGACCCATAGAGCGGCTGCCACGCTCATGCCCATCACTGAAGAGAGCATCGAGTTGATCTTGTTGAAGTCGTAGTCGCCTTCGATCGCGTAGCGCAGATCGATGGTGCTCAGCTCAGCGCTGCGCTGGACGAGCGCCTGGTGCGAATCGTTGAGCACTTCATGATTGACCGACGCCTTGACGGCTTCGATCTTGTCGGGGGTTCGGGTCTTGCGTGGGCGAGCCATTTTTTTGTTTTCCCAGGGTGGCGGTTAATCAGCGTTGGCGCGAATAGCGCGCTTCCATTTCGGCCAGATGCGTCTTGGCCTTGTTCATCGCGGCGAGCACGGTTACGGCGATATGCGCCATGCGTGGCGTCAACGCCCAGCCGCCGGTCTCCTCGCGCTGTTCTGCGAGGCCGGCTTCCTTGAGGTTGGCCAGATCGCGCGTGATGTTACTGTTGCTCGTGCGCAGGGCCTTGGCGAGCTCACTCGGCAAAAGGCCGTGCACTTCGTGCCCGGCGAGCATCGTCAGCATCAGCAGCACGCGCTGCTGCGCAGCGTTGATGTAGCGGTTGTCACTCATGCGAGGGCAAGCTCCGGTTGGGTGTGCCTCTCAACATTCGCGCGCTCGAAGGCGAGCTGCTCGATCGCATGCGTCAGGGCGGTATGGGTTTCATCGGCGCTGCGCTTGCCGTCGGCAAAATCGAGCAGCGCCGTAACAGCGTGGGTACAGGCCGCGTTGACGGCGTTGAGGTCGCTGATACCGGCGGTGCGGCCGGTCGGGAAATCGATCAACAGCTTGCGAGCGCTGATAGCGAGGTACTGCGTAACGTAGGTTGCGCCGCAGGCATGCTCGAACGCGCGGATACGGCAGGCCGGAATGCTCGCGGCCTCGATCCACTTATAGAGGCCCCACTTGCTCGGCAGGCCCATGAGATCGGCGATGCGATCGATGCCGCGATTGTGCTTTTCGTACGCGAATAGCGTGCAAGCTTCAATGGCGCCCTGCAGGCTGGTCGGCCGAAAAGCCTTCCAATTCCGCTTATGCATTGGAAACCCCCTGTCGCAGCTCGCGCTGCAGGTTCCAAACCCGGTTGATGTTTGCTATTGCGCAATAGCCTTGCGTGCTGTGAAATGGGTACTCGGAACGAGGAATGGGCATGCCGGACGAGTTCATTGAGCTGAAGCGTCGCGTCGAGCGGCTGGAGAAGACTTTTTCCGACTGGCAGGGGCTGTTCGCGACCTTGGCTGAAGGCGTTGCACAGATGTCCGTGCAGCAGAAAGCGTTGAAGCTTTCGATCGCTGCGTCGGTAGAACTAATCGAGCGCCTTTACAAACGGATAGGGAAAAAAGCTCCACCTCCGACCAAGCGCGCAACGAACGTTGCGAAACGCGCCCGGTCTGGCGCACGTTCCGCTCGATCACCTTCAACGCGGCCTTCATCCGCGAAGCCAGGACGCGCGAAGTGAGTTCGTCACGTCGGGTCATGACCTCACCCTGCCCGCGCGCGGAGCGCGTCGGCGATTTGCGAAGGGGAAAGCGCCGGGCGTCGCGCGCGATTGGCGCTGGGGCCGTACCAATCAGGCCACAGCTCGGCGAGCTTGAGGCCGGTGATTTCAGAGATGCGCAATTCGACGCGCTTGCTGCGGCCTACTCCATTCACCACCATGCTGACCGTTGTAGGCCGGATTCCGCCACAGTGCTTGGCGATTTCCGACTGCGTAACGCCGGCCAGTCCGATCGCTGCTTTGATCATTGCGGGGTGCATTCGGGCGGCTCCTGGACCTCAATGCGTCGCATGCGACGCATAACTAGTTATATGGAAACGTGGTGATACATCAGTGATGTATATAGCTGAACATAGTCACCGATAAGCTGTCAAGCCTTTGGGCGAGGTATCCCTGATGCATCCGGCAGAAATTCAAGCCGCGCTTAGGCTGAATGGCTTCAGCCAGGTTGACATCGCGCGCGAGCTCGATATCAAGCCAAACACTGTGAGCATGGTCATCAATGGGCGCAGCCGCAGCGAAAAAATCGAGAAGCGAATCGCCGAAGCGACCCGCTTGCCGCTTGCGAAGCTATGGCCGCGATGGCATGGGAGGGTTGGCGAACAAAAGGCTGGTTACGGCACAGGCCCGCTCAGCGTCGACGAATATCTCCTGATCCAGGGATTTCGCGAGCTAACGCCAAAGCAGCAAAGCGAGGTAGCAATGTTCGTTCATATGATCGGCGCAAGAGACGAGGTGCGGGAGAAAATGAAACCCGGCGTCCATATCAGCAACGTCAAGGGCGGCCGGGTCGCCGGCCGCGACTTCATCCAGGGCGGCGGCGTCGTTCGAAAGAAAAAGTAAAGGGGTGAGACATTCCCCGCCTTGGCGATACTACGTTCGGTTTCGTCGTCCGCGAATGGTCGCGGCGGCAATAACCGAGTCAGGGAGGACCGCAAACAGGGGGAAGTGTGAGATGGGAACTGTAACAACAACGCGGGCAAAGGGACGCGCGCGAGTCGCGGCGAATGACTACTATGACCGGTGTGAAATCAGGACTGAGCCTCGCTCAAATCAAGGCGGTGGCCGGCGCACGATTTTCACATTAATGGCTCTCGTGGCCATGACGGCGCTGCTTGAATTGGTTTCAACGAATATCGGGGACGGATTGTGAAGCTCTGGACTTGTATACTTATTGTTCTCGCTGCGAGCGCCGGCGCAAAAGAGGCGCCGCAAAAATATGATCCCGGCCCGGTGCATGTCCTTCTGGACGCCGGGTCACGCGTGCGCGCGGATTACGACGTGCTCACGAGCAGGGAAGCCACCGACGAGCATATTCACAAAATGGTGGCTGCCAAGGAGGACCTGGACTCGGCGACATCCAAGTTTGAAGAGGCGGCGACGCCGGCATTGCGATCTGCGAATTCAAGCCAGGCTCTCCTCGGCGCGGTACGCGAGTACTACTCTTCAGCGCAGAGTTGCTTTGAATCTGCCAGGAACTCCTCGCGATCAACGCAGGCAAATTGCGAGAAGATGAGCGTCGCGGAAAAGGCGCTATTGCTCGAAGTGCACGCCGCGAACTAGTATGTGAAGATTCAGCCCGCGCAATGCGGTTTGATTAGCGTCCGTTAAAGGACTCACCAAGGGTTCATGCCGCAACCTTCGCGGCATGAACACTCCCTCGAAATTCTCGCTTCTCGCCGCGCGCTTCGCAGCTTTCTTCGCGGCTTTCTCTTCCCACCCGATCACCACTGCGGTGCGCGACCGCTTGCGCGTCGTGTCGCTGCTGCTGCTCGGCTTCGCCGCGCTGTGGGTCGTCGCGATCCCGAACCCGCTGGTGCCGACCACCGACAAGGTGAAGGTCGGGCTGCTCGCCTGGTTGATCTGCAAGGAGACGATGCTGGCCTACCTGGGCTACTGGATCGATCGCTTGCTGCATCCGAACTCCCGCCCCAGCCAACTGCAGGATATCGAGCGCATGGCATCCGAGAAGCGCCGTGCGTTCATCGTGTCCGCGCTTCTCATTGCCGGAGGTTTATTCCAGTGAGTCCCAAAACTTGGTTCAAAGGTCTTACGTCGAAGCAAAAGGGATATGTATACATCGGCGTCTTCGCCGTTTTGCTACTTGGGCTCGCCACGTGCGGGCACGCCGCGACCGCGAGTGAGCCCGCGGCCGCTGCGATTTATCCCGTCGACCAGGTGACCATTCCGCAGACGGCGTACCTGTATCGGTTCAAGCTGCAGCGCGAGGTGACCTCGCGCTTCGGCTCGGCCGACGCAGTCGCGCGCGTCGGCGCCCAGGTGCACACCGAAAGTCGATGGAAGGCGGATGCGCACAGCCAGTATGCGGACGGCATGGCGCAGTTCACGCCCGACACGGCCGAATGGATGCGATCGATCTGCCCGGACATCGGGCCGCCCGATGCCTGGGACCCGAACTGGAGCGTGCGCGCGGTCACGTGCTACGACCACTACCTGCACGAGCATGTCGCCGCCAGCGCCACCCCGTGCGACCAGTGGGCCTTTACCTTGTCTGCCTACAACGGCGGCCTCGGTTGGGTGAGCCGGGATCGCGCCCGAGCGTCGAGCGCTGGGCTCGATTCTGATAGATGGTTCGGCAACGTGGAGCGCGCTTCGGCGCGCTCCACCTCCGCACCCACCGAGAACCGCAACTACGTGTCGCAGATCCTGCTCAAGTTCGAGCCGGCCTACATCGCGGCGGGCTGGCCAGGGCAGAAGGTCTGCACGTGAAGACCCTCCTGATCGCGGCGATCGTCCTGGCGCTCGGTGGCAGCCACTACATGGCGTACCACGCGGGCACTCTTGCCCAGGCCGTGGATCTGTCGAAGGAGAAGGATGCTAACGACTCCAACGGCAAGACGATCACCGCGCTCAAGATGAGCCTGGCGCAATGCGAGACGAATCAGACCGTCGACCAGTTTGCCCAGGCGAAGGCACTCAAGGACCGCGAAGCCGTCGCCGCCAAGGCGAAGGACACCTACGAGGCCGCACTGCGCGCGCTCAAGCAGACGATGACCAGCGACGAGTGCAAGCAATGGGCGAAGGAAGCTGCGTGCGGGAGCTTTCCGTGATCGACATCGATGAGCAGAAAGACGATCGCGATTCTGCCGGCGCCGTGGTTGCGGCGATCGTGATCGTGATCGTTCTTGCCGCCGTGACGCTGTGCTGGGTGAATTCGCTATGAAGACGAATGTCTGTGCATGCGCCATGCGCGTGATCGCCACCGCCGCCGCTGGCGCGCTTTGCATGCTGCTCATATACGCGGCGATTGCGATCATGATCGTTGTCGGCGCCATAACGCTGCTCTGCTTGACCGGCTGCAGCGTTACCACGCCTCCCGATTTCGCGGGCCATTCCGGCCACATGCTCATCGGCCTGGTTATTGGCCTGGGCGTTGCCGGCTACCTCTACGAGTCGGCGCGAGTGCAACGGCTTACCTTCCGGAAAATCCTTGTCGCGGTCTTCGTTGTGTTGTTCATGCTGCTCGCCACAGGCTGCGATCTGCTGCCCACGCGCACGGTGGTGAAGACCGAAACCGTCGAGGTGCCGAAATATCAGCGCGCACCGCTGCCGAAGAAGCTGGTGCAGCCGTGCACGTACGTCGAGCCGGACCCCGCTTGCTGGCGCGCGGATCAGAACGGCAACGGGCACCGCGAGTTCTGCAACGAGCAGTTGAACGAAATCAAGCTCGGCTATCGCAACGCCCTGGGCGAGTGCGATGCCGACAAGACGCAGCTGCGCTCGCTCGGCCCCGTAAACGATGACGGCTGAGCGGGATACGCCGCTGCACCAGATGGCGTTGCGTTGGGAGCGCGAGGCGTCCGGGTACGAAACGCAAGCTGACGGCAAGAATGATCTGAACGACATGGAGCGTCGTTTGCTGAGGATGCACGCGCGCATCAAGCGGGTGTGCGCGACCGAGTTGAAAGACGAGATCTCGAAGGTGCGGCGCAATGGGGCATGAAACGGACTGGACTGCGGTTGTCACTTTGATAGCGGGCATCGCCTCGATCGGCTCGGCCATCATCTGCTTGCGGATCTGGCGCGCGGCGAACAAGACCATCGTCGACGGCGATATCGCGGTCAAGGATCACAGCGACCGTTCGATCGCGCAGCTGCGCCAAACGGTCTCCGGAATGCATCGCACGCTGGGCGACGTGAGCGCCGGCGTCAAGCGCATTGAGTCCGTGCAGAGCGAGAGGCAGGGACAAGTCGAAAGCATCCGGGAAGACATCGCCCGGCTCGAATCGCACCAGGAGAACGAAGAGAAGCACGTGCTGCGACCGCGCGACCTGGGCGCGCTGCATACGCGCATCAACACGGTGGCCGAAGAGCTGGCCGCGGCGCGCGCGCAATCGACAGCGGAAAACCGGGGACTTGGCGAGCAGCTGAAAGTGCTGCAGCGCCTGGTGCAAGACAACCTCGCCCTACGCCGGAGTGAACGTCCGTGATAAATCTCAACTTGGAATCCATGCCATATCGCCGCGGCCGTATCCTCAAGCTGCTGCTCGCGAGCAACAACGCCGGCATGTCCGCGCCGCTGCTGCGCCAGACGCTGCGCGACTTCGGCTACAAGACCGACGAAGACACGCACGCCGTCGACGTGCACTGGCTCTCGCGCCACGGCCTGGTGCAGACGCGCGATGTCAGCGGCGTGCAGTTCGTGAAGATCACGCCGCGCGGTCGCGACATCACGACCGGAGACCTGGACTTCCCCGGCATCCAGTTCATAGAGGATTGAGGCCATGAGCGATATCGAACGCGCGTTCCGCGCGATGGTAATTTCGGTCGTGCTGAAGGCTATCGTCGGCGTCGCCATTGTCGTCGGCGTGATCGTCTATGTGGCGAAGCACTGGTAATGGCCGCGCGCTCGACCATTGCCAAGCTGCCGCGCGAGCTCGCGGACATCTGCCATCGCCTGATCCGCGAAGGCAAGACGATCCACGAGATCACGGACAAGCTCAACGAGCTCGACGCCGATGTGTCGAAGTCGGCGGTCGGCCGGTACGTGAAGAGCGCGCGCGAGCAGATGCAGCGCTATCGCGAAGCGCAGGAAGTTGCGGGCCGCTGGGTTACGGAGCTGGGCGAGAACTCGAAGGGCGATGTGGCGACACTGCTGTCGCAGATGCTCACCGGCATCGCGTTCACGACGCTCGACCAGGTCGCCGAGCAGCAGCTGCAGGAGCCCGAGCCGGGCGCCAAGCCGGCGAAGAAACTCGGCGCGATGGATCTGATGCTGTTCGCCAAGGCGCTCGAGTCGATCGAGAACAGCGCGAAGAAGAGCAGCGAGCGTCGCCTGCGCGACCGCAAGATGTTTGCCGAGGCCGCGGCCGAGAAGACCGGCGAGGTCGGCAGCCGGCTCGGCTTGTCGCAAGCGTCGATCGACGAAATTCAGCGCGAGCTGCGGCTGCTGTGAACCCGCGCAGCCATTCGCTCGCCATCGCGTTGGCGGCTGTTGCCTTCAGCGTGCCGCTCGCCGAGGTTCGAGACGATCGCATCGCTCGCTTGGCCGGCCCGCGCGTTTCGTCTCCGCGCGATGCGCCATGTTCAGGGCGCAAGAACTGCCGCGAAATTCGACGCTCTAAAAACAAGAACGGGAAGCGCGCTCGCGCCAGGAATCGCCGGTGAGCACGTCTCTTTCCACCTACTTCCTGCCGTATCAGGTGCGCTGGCTGCAGGACCAGGCGCGCTACAAGATCGACGAGAAGTCGCGCCGCATCGGCATGTCCTACGTGCAGAGCTACGAGGACACGCTCGACGCCGCGCGCGCGGACAAGCCGCTCGATGTCTGGTTCTCTTCGGCCGACGAGAGCGCGGCGAAGGAATACATCCTCTATGTAGCGCAGTGGGCGCGCATCCTGAACATCGCCGCGCAGGACCTGGGCGAAACGGTGATCAGCAAGAACGACGACATCAAGGCGCTGACGGTGCAGTTCGCGACCGGCCGGCGCATCAACGCGCTGTCCTCGAATCCGAAAGCATTCCGCTCGAAGGGCGGCAAGCTGGTGCTCGACGAGTTCGCCTTCCATGCCGACCAGGAAGCGATGTGGAAAGCCGCGCGCCCGATCATCACGTGGGGTTACCCGGTCCGCATCATCAGCACCTACAACGGCAAGGGCAATCGCTACTACCGCATGGTGAGCGACGCGAAGAAGGCGATCGCGGAAGGACGCAAGCCGACATGGAGCTTGCACACCACGACGATCGTCGATGCCGTGATGGACGGCCTGGCCGATCGCATCCTCGGCCGCAAGCTCACTTTCGCCGAACGCCAGGCGTGGCTAGAAGCCGAGCGCGAAGCGTGCGGCGATGAAGACACCTGGCAGCAGGAATACATGTGCAACCCGATCGACGAAGCATCGGCTTGGTTGCCGTGGGAACTGATCGTTGCGTGCGAGTCGGCCGACGCCGGCAAGCCGGAGAACTACCAGGGCGACACGTGCTTCCTGGGATGGGACGTGGCGCGCACCGGCGACAAGTCCGTGCAGTGGGTCGACGAGCTTGTCGGCGACGTGATGATCACGCGCGAAGTGCGCACATTCCGGCGCACGAGTTTCGCCGAGCAGCTCGACTCGTTCGACAAGTTGATGGCCTGGTACAACGTGCGCCGCGCCTGCATCGACAAGACGGGCCTGGGCATGCCGATCGTCGAGGAGGCGCAGCGCCGCTGGGGCGAGTACCGCGTCGAGGGCGTGACGTTCACCGGCGAGGTCAAGCAGCACCTGGCCACGCACGGCAAGCAGATGTTCGAGGACAAGCGCGTGCGCATTCCGCAGACGCGCGACATCCGCGAGAGCCATCATGCCGTGCGGCGCGTGACGACGATCGCCGGCAACCCGCGCTTCGACGCCGATCGAAACGAAGCCGGTCACGCGGATGAGTTTTGGGCGCATATGCTCGCGCTGCATGCCGCTGAGTCGCAGTTGCAGCCTTCCGCCGGCGCCACGGTAGATCCCGATCCGGCCGACGCGATCCCGGACGCGATGCGCGGCCGTCGCCGCTCCTCGATGTTCGGTTCGGGGGCCGACCGCCTGCGCGGGCCTGTGGCGCGATCGAGGGCCGAAGCGCCATGAGTGCCCGCAATTTCTTTTCGTCTCATTTTGCGAAAAGTCCTGTGCGGTATTTGCCGCAATTGAGCCCTGTTTTCTGGAGTGCAATACCGTGAAGGCATCGAAACGCACCAAAACGAGCTCAAGTGGCCGGCTCCCAAAAGCCGAGCTGGCCCGAGCGGCCGAGTTGGAGAAGGCGGTCGATCTCATGACGTCGGTACCTATGCGCGAAGCCGCCGGCCAGACGATCGAGGATGACGATGCCGGCTGGCGTCGCTTGACCGGCGACGGCCAGCGCGACCTGTCGCCGATGACGCACGATCGGATGCAGCGCCTGGCGCACTACCAGTGGGAGACAAACCTGCTGGCGAATTTCATCATTGAGATCCCGCTGGCGTACATGCTCGCCCAGGGCGTGACCTGGCGCGTTGATGATGACGACGCAAAGGCGGCGCTCGATGCGCACTGGAAGGATGGCCTCAATGCGTGGGATCTGAAGCTGCCCAAGCGAGTGCGCGAACTCGCGCTGTTTGGCGAGCAGTGCTATCCGACCTTCGAGGATGACTCCAGCGGCTTCGTGCGCATCGGCTACCTCGACCCGTCGCTGATCGAGACGGTGGTGACCGACCCGGACAACCGCGAGCAGCCGATCGGCATCGTCACGCGGCGTGACAAAAAGGGGAAGTCGAAGCGGTTCCGCGTGATTGTCAACGTACCGGAGACCGCGTTCGCGGAAACGGCGCGCGGCATCCGCGAATCGATGACGGACGGCAACTGCTTTTATTTCCGCGTGAACGAACTGAGCAGCGCGACGCGCGGGCGCAGCGATCTGCTCGCGCAGATCGATTGGCTCGACTCCTACGAGCAGCTGCTCTTCGGGGAGGTCGATCGCTCGCTCGGCATGCGCGCCTACATGTGGGACGTGACGCTGAAAGGCGCGACGCCCGAGGAGGTGAAGGAGAAGGCGAGGAAGATCACCTCGCCAAAATCCGGCGCAACGCGGGTGCACAACGATGCGGAGGTATGGGAAGCCATTGCGCCACAGCTCAACGCCTACGACATGGAGCGCATCGCGCGGCTGTTCCGCAACCAGATGCTCGGCGGCGCCGTGCTGCCGGAGCATTGGTTCGGCGGCGCCGAAAACGTCAACCGTGCGACCGGCGACAGCATGACCGAGCCGACCGAGAAAAAAATGCTGATGCGCCGCGCGTATATCGGCTACATGCTCGAATCGATCGGCTACTACGTTATCCGGTCGAAATGGGGCGCGCTCGACAAGGAGATGACGGACAAGCAGGCCGCGATCCTGGGATCGCTGAAGGTCGAATGGCCGGAGCTGACCGCGAAGGACACGACCAGCTACGCCGCCGCGATCCAGCAGGTGACCGCTGCCTGCGCGATCGCCATGCAAGAAGGTTTGCTGACGCGAGAGACGTCGCTGCGCATCATCGCGGCAATGGCGATTCGCCTGGGCGTGGAGATCGACGTCAAGACCGAGCTGGCGGATGCGGAAGCCGAGCTCGCCGCCAAGGGTGGCGACAACCTCGACGGCCTGGATGTCAACGAAACGAAACGGCTGCCACCGCCCCCGCCGGCGAAGAAGAAGGCCGCGGCTGCCGCTGCGGCATAACCGGCGATGGCCACGCAGCCATTGCCGGCGATCCGGCGCGCGCTGCTGCTCGAAATCCTCAAGCAGCTGAAGATCGCGCGCGATCTGATCGACGAATCCCTGCAGGGCATTACAAGTGCCGACGCGGCGCGGCGCCTGGCGCGCCAGCGCGCGGAGATCTCGCGCGTCCTGGTCGTATTCCAGAATGCCGCCGACCAGGCGATGCGCGACGCGGCCGGCGAGGTGTGGACCGGAGGCATCGAGATCGTCGGCGAGCAGCTGGGCGACGTGGGCCTCGCGCCGCGCATCAGCGAACGCATGCTGGTGTCGATCGAGCAGTTCATGACGCACAAGATCGCCGACGTTACCCGTGCGGCGATCGCCCAGATCAACACGGCTTTGACGCAGCAGCTGCTCGGCGTGCGATCGATGGCCGACACGATCAGCGACATCCAGGACATACTCGGCGGCGCGCCGCGCAGCCGAGCGATGACGATCGCCTATACCGAGATCGGGCGCGTGTACTCGGCGGCGCAGTACGAAACGATGCTCGCCAAATTCGCGCGGCGACCTGGTCTGCGCAAGAGCTGGATTCACAGCGGCAAGGCGCACCCGCGCCCCGGCCATGTTCTGTGCGCCCAGGAGACGAAGGCAAACCCGATTCCGGTCGACCAGCCGTTCGAGCTGGTCGACATCCGCACCGGCGCGGTCGAGTACGCACGCTATCCGCGCGATCCGAATCTGAGCGCCGGCGAGTCGATCAATTGCGGCTGCATGATGATCGCGGTGCCGGAGGCGTAGCCGCGATGCGCACGCGCGCGATGCATACCGAGTGCAAGCTCTACTACGACAGCCCTGCGCATGTCGAGGTGGGTCACTTCCTGCGCAGCAATGGCGGCTCGGTCTACTTTGTCACCGAAGTGCGACGCAACTCGAAGCGACGCTTCCGCAAGCATCTGCGCTGCCTGCGCTGGCCCCCGGCCGAGCTGCCGGACCATGCCGTGGTGCACCCGATCTGCTGGTATCCGCGCCGCAAGCGTCCGCGCATGTAGGAAATCTCCTACAGCACGCCGCGACGCTTTGCCGACGCGTAAAGCCGTATCGCTGTATACAATCCCCCACGTCGTCACGAAGCCACCGCGCCTGCCGCTGGCCCGAAGCGGATCAAGCTGTGCGTGACGATCTGGATTGCGCTGCGCGCTCTTCGTGCTAAGCTGATTTCATACCCCGCCGAGTGCGGGGTTTTCTTTATCGCCCGTTAAAAGAATTCCCCAGGGCGCTCTCCGCATCATCCGCTCCGACAAGCGAAATCCCATTCGCTAGGAGCGTGCCGTGTCTCCCAAAGCCAATACTGCAACCAAAGGCGCCGATGGCGCCACGACCGAAACCGTCGACCAGGCCGCTGCGCCGACGCCCGCGCCAGGTGAAGAGGGTTATACGCCGATCGGCGAGGTGATCGTGCTGGCCGAACGTAAGGCCGGCAAGTTCATCCATCGCGTGCTGCAGGATGCCAAGCACGTGTGGAAGGAGATCGTCGGCGCCAAGGGCGACGGCAAGTGAAACTCAAAGCGATCGCCGCGGCCATTGCCGCGGCCGGGATCTCCGGCGTGAAGCTGCGTGAAGCAGCGGCGTCGGAACTCGGCCAGGTCATCGACCTGGTCAACGCCGCCGTCCGCACGACGCGCGACAACTCGCCCGACCTGTGCGGCTTCTACTGGATGATCGACGCGGTGTTTCCCGACCGCGTGATCGTCTGCTCGCGCGGGCGCTACTACTCCTACCCGTACACGATCGGCGACGACAACGTGGTGGCGCTCGGCGCCGCGACGGAGGTCGTCGTCGACTACGCACCTGTGGGGGCGCGGGTGGCAGAAGCGGCGGCGAACGGCTCCGGTGTCTTCATCGAAGCCCTCGCCGCCGCCGATGCTTCCAAGCCCACCCGCTACCTGGTCCGCGTGATCAATGCCGGCACGTCGCTCAATGGCGTGACCTACCCGGCCGCCGTGTTGCGCGAAGCCGCGCCGATATTCGAAGGCGTGCGCGTGTTCGTCAGGAACGACGACGAACACTCCAGGGGCGACCCGAAGGCCAAGGACTTCCACAAGCTGGTCGGCAAGCTGACCGAGCCGCGCTTCATCGAGGCCGCCGGCAAGCAGCCGGCGCATATCCAAGCCGTGCTCGACGTGCTCGAAACGAGCGATGTCGCAGCGAAGCTTCGCGAAGCCGTCGCGCGTGGCATGACGGACCTGTTCGGCTTGTCGATCGACGCGGATGGCAAAGCCAAACGCGTCGGCAAGCTCCGCGAGGCGACGTCGCTCACGAAGGTGAGCAGCGTCGACCTGATCATCGAGCCCGGCGCGGGCGGGCAAGTCATCCGTTTCACCGAATCCCTCCTGGAGAGCGACATGAAACTGCGTCAGCAGATGCTTGACCATATCCGCGCTAGCAAGGCCAAAGCCTTCGGCGCCAAGCGGGCCGACGCGCTTGCCGCGGCGACCGACGAAGAAGTGATGACCGCCTACCGCGAAGCGGTGGCGGCCGAGAGTGAACATTCCGACGACGACGCTGGCGGCACCGGCGCGGGTGGACCCGCGCCGGTCACCCAGGCCGACCTCGACGCGCGCTTCCGCATGGTCGAAGCGCGGGCGAATGCTCGCGTGGCAATCGCGCAGAGCAAGCTGCCCGAGATCATTCAGCAGCGTTTGGCTACGCGCTTCTCGGAAGCCGCGTCATTCACTGATGCCGACGTGACGAAGGCGATCGAGGAAGAGCGCGCATTCGTCGTCAAGCTTCGCGAGAGCGTGGGCGGCAGCGGTGCACAGATCCGCGGCCTGGGCGACACGCGCGTCGAAGCCGGCAAGGACTTTGCCGACAAGGTGCAGGAGCGCCTGGACGCGTTCTTCGATCGCGCCAAGGCGCCGACCAGCTTCCGCGAAGCGTACATCGACATCACCGGCGACCGCGGCGTGACTGGCATGCTCGCGAACTGCGATCGGCAGCGCCTGCGCGAGGCGGTGGTGGATGTCGAGCTGCGCGAGGCGATCGACTCGACCACCTTCGCGTCGGACATCCTGGGCAATACGATCACGCGCGCGATGATCCGTGAGTACGGATCGCTGGAAGCGTACAACCCGAGCGACTTCGAGTTCCTGGTCGACGAAGTGCCGCTCAGCGACTTCCGCACGCAGGAACGCACGCGCATGGGCGGCTACGGCAATCTGCCGACCGTCGCCGAGGCCGGACCGTACACCGCGCTCTCCTCGCCGACCGGCGAGAAGGCCACCTACGCGCTGAGCAAGCGCGGCGGCACCGAGACGCTGACGCTCGAAATGATCGCGAACGATGACGTCGGTGTGATCCGCCGCATCCCGCTTTCGCTGGCGACGGCCGCGGGCCGCACGTTGTACGAGTTCGTGTTCGACTTCATGCGCACGAACGCGGCGATCTACGACTCGGTCGCCCTGGCGCATGCCTCGCACAACAACCTGGGCATCGTTGCGCTCGACGCCACCGGCTTCGCCGCTGCGCGTCTGCGCCTGAAGAAGCAGGTCGAGAAGAGCAGCGCCAAGCGCCTGGGCATCACCGCCCGGCACGTGTTGGTTCCGTCCGACCTGGAAGAGGCGGCTTACAACCTCTTCGTGCGTACCACGAACCTGGACAAGTCGTTCGTGCAGAGCCGCAACCCGACCGTGCATGTGATCGACTACTGGACGGACACCAACAACTGGTGGGCCACGGCCGACAAGTCGCAGGTGCCGCTGATCGAGCTGGGCTTCTACAACGGTCGCCGCGAGCCGGAACTGTTCGTGCAGGATCAGCCGACGAATGCGTCGCTGTTCACCAACGACCAGGTCACCTACAAGATTCGCCACATCTACAACGGCGCTGTAGTGGACTTCCGCGGCTTCGACGGCAGCGTCGTTGCGTAAGCAAACCCAGATGCTGGCTGACTACCAAGCGCTGGTCGATGACCTGGTCCGCGACAAGGACCAGGTCATTGCTTTGGCGGCCACGGGAGCACGCGAAACCGCGATTGCAGGTGCGGTGGCGCGTTACTCGGTGGACGCACCGCGCGCGGTGGTCGAGGACGTTACCAGCGACGGCACGCAGCGATTGGACACGCCCGGCGAGTGGACGCCTGGAGTGTCGGCTTTGCGCTCGATCGAATATCCGATCGGCAACATTCCCACAACCGAGATCGACCCCGCGGCGGTATCGCTCTACGACAAACCGGACGGCACGCAGCAGATCACGCTGCTGATCACGCCGCTCGAAGACGACGAGCTGCGGCTGACCTACACGGCGCTGCACCTGGTCGACGATACGCACGACACGATTCCCGCGCGCCACAAGCGCGCCGTCGCTTGCCTGGCTGCCGCGGACCTGTGCGGGCAGCTGGCGAGCTACTACGCCACCGACAGCGCGCCGACGATCGGCGCCGACGTCGCGGCGGGCAACCAGAGCAAGAGCGACCGCTTCCGCAAGCGGCAAAACGATCTGCTCGCCGAGTACACGAAGGTGGTCGGCACTGCGCCGGCCGAGCGCTTGAAACCGGCGAGCGCGGATGCGAATCCGGAGCGCACCGATTCGATGGGCCGCCAGCGTCTGTTCCATCCGACGCGCGTTTGGCCGGGTGGCCCGGTATGAAGTTCATTCTCGACGCCGGTGATTACACGCAGCTCGCGGATTCCTGGAAGCGCGCGCCGGATATCACGCGTGCGGAATTGCTCACCGCAATCGAGCAGATCGACGAAACGCTGCATGCGCGACTTCAGCGAGATCCGAAAGACGGCGGTCTGCCGCGTGGCGCTAATCAAGCTGGCCTTCGCGGCAGCGTCCTGGTCGAAGAGCAGGCGTTCGATGACAACGTCGTGGGCGCAGTGTTTACGGCGCAGTCCTATGCGCCCTACGTTGAGCTTGGTACGGGCCCGCATTGGATGCCTGTCCAACCGCTATTGGACTGGGTCAAGGTGAAGTTCGGCCTCCTCGACGCCGCGACGGAAGACGCGGCCTATGCGGTGCGTGCATCGATCGCCAAGCACGGCACGAAAGCCAATCCCGTGTGGCAAAACGTCTGGAACGACTCGCAGGACTACATCCGCGAGCAGTTCGACGCCGCGATGACGCGCATCGGGGTGCAGCTCGCCGGCGGTGCCGCATGAGCGTCGCAGCCATCCGCACCGCGATCGTCACGCGCATGCTGACCGTTCCCGATGTCGGGGTGGTCCATCCCTACGAGCGCTACTCGACCGACGTCGCGAAGCTCAAGGCGTTGTACGGCTACAACGGCGCGATCCGCGGCTGGTTCGTGCGCCGGCCGCGCACGACGGAAACCGCCAACGTGCTCGGCCGCACCGTCGAGCAAATCCGCTGGCGCCTGCAGGGCTACATGGCGTTTAACGATGCGGCCGCGAGCGAGATC